GTCGCAGTTGTCGTATCCACTTGTGTGGGCATAGGTTTGCGGACTTTTGACACACTTGTGGATGGCGACAACGCGTTGTTGTTTCTTAGGCCCGAGGATCTCGCTCTTGCGCAGCGTGAGTTTTATAACTATGCTTTGCGGACATCGGGACACGAAATTGTCCTCGAACGTCCAGAGGTGGTTCTCGAGCGTGTTCGGTTCGGTCAGTCGGCACCTGTGGAGGTGGCTGGTAAGTGGACTATGGTGAGAGATTGGAAGAAGATCTTGTCGCACGGGACTTCCAATCATGCTCACCTGCGTGACTTACCCTTTGCATACCCGTGGCTCCGTGGGGTCGCGAGGTGTGAGCTATCTCTGGCGAGGGGTTTGCCGATAGTGCAGCGCTGGGCCGAGTCTATCTTGCGCAGCACGGAAGGGTCTGTTGAGCTCTCTTTGGACAATTATAGAGACTATCAGGCCATGGGCGTTGCTGTTGAGGAGTTCGGCGATGATCATCTTGAGGAGGTAGCACAGAGCACGAGGGAGTCCTTTTCTCGCGCCTTCGGTGTGGAGGTCGATAGGCAGTTGGCCATCGAGAGGGAGCTTGTGGGCTTACCCAAGTTGTCGGCTTGGGTTTGCCAGGAAGCTCCTGTTCCAGACGGTTGGTGGGACGTTGATCCCGGTCTATGTGAATACTTTCTTGAGTGATCTGTTCGGGCAGGGGGGGTGTTCCCCCATGCGTGTTGAGGGTGAACCTCTTCACTGGGTGAGAAGGGACTGCGGCCTACCACATGGTTGTATTAGCGCGACGACCCACCAGTGAAGTTGTGTGACCTGCGTGCCTGTTGAGTACCGGGAAGGGTACCGTTGTGGCTGAGTGCGTGAAGACAACGCGGACTGGGGCGGTTGCCCTTGTTCCGGGGCCATACTCCGATTGATAGCAGCCTGAAAATGGTGACCTGTAGTGGGTTTATGCTAGGAGACCCAGCGTTGGGACCCTTGTCTCTCGGGCGTTAGACTTTAAATATAGCCCTCCTCGTTTTCGGGGTTGTAAAAGGTGGTTCCTTTTGGGCGCGGAGTGGTGTTTAAGTAGTGGGGTACCGTTGTTTCGGACGTCATTACGCGTATGATGCCTGTGATTCGGGTATACTTGTGTACTGGGAAAAGGGGGGTTTGCAGCTGGTTGCCCGTAATGTGCGTATGGGGGTAGCCCGTGTCTTGCGGAGCAGGACAGGCGTGGTAGTCGCCTGGTGTCCAAATTGAACTACCGGACCCAGCCTAGTCCCGGGCTGGAGTGTTTCCACATGGGACCAGATTGGGGATCTGTGAGTGACCCAACCCTTAGCCCCGGAGGGGGGCGGCTGTGACCAAAACCGCTTGCGGAATGGGCCTGGTTGCAGCGGAACGGTGTAC